CGGGCGGTCGACGTCGGCGCCCCACCAGGGCTCGCCGGTGTCGTTGCATTCGCCGCGGCGCTGGTAGCCGCGCTCGAGGCACGAGGCCACGGGATCCGCGCGCGCCTCCTTGCCGCTGGTCGACACCGGGGTCCGGACCATCACGCGCGACTCGGCTTCGGTGAGCGGCGAGCGCGGGCGCGCGCCGACGACCCGGAACCCCTCGGCCTTGAGCCGCTTCGCGAGCGCCTCGAACTGGGCGGGCCCGCCGGAGCCGCCCTCGATCTCGAGGCCGACGATCGTGTGCCGGCCGTCGAGGTGCGCCTGCCGGCAGATGGCCGCGTCGCGCTTGCCGGGCGTCGCGCGGAACGCCACCGCGTGCACGACAATGCGCGCCCCGCTCCGGAGCCGCGCCATCAGGACCCCAGCGGTTCTCGCGGCGTCCTCGCGCTCGCTGGCCGCGAGGTCCCACCAGCGGATCTGCACGGCCTCGCCGCGCGGGATCTCGTCGTGCTCGGGGTCGAGCATCGGCCCGAACCACTCGACGCGGAAGTAGTCGCCGGGCTCGCGCGCCGACCAGTCGCCGGCGAGGAGCTGCTGCCGGACCGTCGGGTGCAGCCGCATCAGGGCGCGTCGGTAGGACGTCTGGTCGAGGTGCGGATTGTCGTCGAGGCGCGCGGGGACGTATAGGTGCTGGGGCTCGACGACGCGCCCGGTGCCCACGTCGACGCCGCCGACGAACCGGTTCCGCACCCAGGTATGCCCAGGGCCGCCCGGGTTGCTCGCGGACAGCGCGCGGAGCGGCAGCCTCGAGCCGTCGGGCCGGCGCAGGCGGGACAGGCTGATCCACTCGTAGGCGGTCGCGTCCGGCCAGTGCGTAAGCTCGTCCCAGGCCGCGAGCTGGTACTCCGTCGACTGGAACTGCAGGTCGTCTCGAGGATGCCCGTGGTACGCCATCTTCACGCGCGCGCCGTTCGGGAAGGTGAAGAGCTTGTCGGTGCCGTTCCAGTCGACGCCGGCCTTGAGCCACCAGCGCATCGCGCGGTCCATCAAGGCGCCCGGCTGCGCGAGCTCGGCGTAGGACCGGCGCAAGCAGACGCCGGCGAACTCCGGGTGCTTCCACGCGTACTGCGCGGCCGACATCAGCAGCGCGTCCGACTTGCCGCCGCCGGCGGCGCCGCCGTACAGGGCCTCGAAGACGTTCGTCGGGTCGGCACCGCTTGTGACGTGCGATCCGAGGAACTTCGCCTGCGGGCCGGTCGGCCAGTGCGGGATATACGGGTTGCCGGCGATGTGCGGGCAGAGCGCCTCGAAGACCTCGAGCACGTCCTTCCGGGCCGCGGCCTCGCGCTCGTGGATCACCGGAACAGGTCCTCCTCGGCGGCCTTCGCGCGCGCGGCGTCGTCGGCCTCGCGGCGCAGCTCGCCGACCAGGCCGCCGAGCCGCTCCATGTAGTCCGCGAGCGCGATCGACTTCGGCACCGGCGGGCCGGCGTCCGGCTCGCCCTCGAGGTCCCCGCCGCCCTCGCCGGCCTTGGCGCGCGCCGCCGGCGCCGGCTCGTCCTCGCGGGCGAAGTACTGGAGCACGAGCTTCGCGGCCGCCGTGTCGCCCTGGGCGGCGCGCACGAGCATCGCCTTGCAGACCTGCCAGAGCGCCTCCTCGAAGTCGACGCCTTCCGCCTCGGAGTACCGGTAGGCGAGCTGCACGAGCACGAGCCGCCCCCGCTTGACGCGCGCGACGCGGATAGCGTCCGGCCGGAACACGCGGAACCGTCCCGTCTCCGGGTCGCGGAACCGTTCGCCCGGGACGTATCCGGGCGGGATAGGGTCGGTCGCCATTAGCTTTCCTCGCGGCGCCAGAAGTCTACCAGGGCGCCGATGCGGTCCGCGCCGAGCTCGCCGCGCTCGGCGCGGTGCAGCCAGCTCACCGCGAGCCCCAGCCGCGCGGACAGGGCCTCGAGGGTCCAGCCGGCTCGGCGCCGGCGCAGCCAGCACCACTCGTGCGGCTCGAGCTCGAGGTCGGCCATGTTCGGCTGGTCGACGCGGCGTAGGTCGCGTTCCCACAAGCGGACGCGGTGCACGGTGACGCCCACGAGGCCGGCGTACTGCTGCTGGGTGACACCGAGCCGCCGGCGGTGCAGCTCGAGGCGCTCTCCGGGGCTCAGGACGGGGTCGATGGTCAGGTCGGGCATGAGTTGGTCCATGTGAGGGTGATCTCGCAACCAGCGGCTTCCTGCGCGTTGCAGTAGGCCTTCTGGACGGTGAGCACGACGACCTGGCTGTCGTCGGCCCAGAGGAGGCTAGGCAAGCCCTGCCAGGCGCCGAGGGCGTCAAGCACGGCCTTCGCCAGGTTGTCGAGGTCGGGCCTCGAGGTCTTCGCGACCGGCGCGCTCGAGCGCACCGACGCACCGTTCCGGCCCGTGCCGAAGTGGCTCGCCGGCCGCGCGAACCGGAACTCGAGGTGCACCCCGAACGCGCGGTCCGGCACCGGGGCCTGCAGCCGCGCCCACTTCGCGAGCACGGCCTCGACCGCCGCGGCGCGCACCGCGTGCTTCCAGTCGTGGGCGTCCGAGGGGACGTAGATCCGCCCCGTCCGGGACGCGCGCGGGCGCGGCTCGGGACGCGGTTCACCGGGGCAGAAGAAGGCCAGAAACGGCTCGTCCGGAGTTGGTCCGGGAGCTGCTCGTCCACCTCGTCCACCCCTATAAGGTGTGGACGAGCGGACGAGCTGCGTCCCCAAGGACGGCTCGTCCAGCTCGTCCAACCTCGTCCACTTCGCGTGGACGAGCCGATCTCGTTTGTTCTCAGGTACTTCCATCACTTTTCCTTCCAGCTCGTCCAACCTCGTCCACTCACTTTTTTCCAGCAAAAACCTCGTCCAGCGACATCAGGTTACAAGCAACCTCGCGGACGAGGTTTCCGGGCATTTTGCCGTGGCAAAATAGGTCGACTTTTTTCCACGCGGAGCCGCTTCGACCTCGATCCAGCCGCACCCCTGAAGGCGCTCGAGGGCGGTGCGGAACGCCCTCCCGTCGCCCGAGAACCCAGCCGCCTTCGCGAGCTCAAGGCGCGCGGTCGGCTCGCCCCCGGTGTCGACGATGGCGTCGATGAGCCGCCGCACGACGTCCGGGTCGAGGTCATCGAACACCTCGCCGGCCGCCGCGGCCGGGATGGTGTCTGCCAGGCTGACCGCGGTGACCGGGCGCCCCTTCCGGTCGACGCCGACTTCGGCCACGCGCAGTTGCCCGACGAGCGGTGCCGGGTCGGCCCAGTTCTTCGACTTCTTGGCGGTGGCGGTGACCGTCTGGCCTTCGCGCACGACCTCGTAGCTGGCGTCCAGCGCGCCGAACATGACGCTCGACCCGCGGCCCCGATCCTTGTTCATGTGGCCCGTATGGTGCACCAGGACGACCAGAGCCCCGAGCTGGTCGGCCAGCGTCTGGCAGTGGTGCACGAAAGCCGCCATGTCCTCGGAAGCGTTCTCGTTGCCGCCGCCGAAGTTCCGGCTCTGGGTATCGACCACGAGGAGCGCGATGCCGTCCGGGCAGAGCTCGAGGATCGCCCGGTGCCACGTCGCCACGTCGGCGGCGTCCGTCAGATTGCCCGGGCGGGCCGTAAAGTAGAGCGGCAGGTCCGAGCCGAGCTCGTGGGCCCCCAGCTCGGCCTGCAGGCGGTTCCGGATGCCAGTCTTGTCCTCGCCGATCATGTAGACCACCGGGCCGTGGCGGTCGACCTCGTGACCGAACCACGTCTTCCGCCCGCCCGCGACGTGCACGGCCAGCGACAGCGCGAACGGTGTCTTCCCGCAGCCGGGGTCGCCGAAGAACTGGGCGAGCCCGCACCGCGGCAGCACCCCGTAGACCAGAAACAGATCGAGCGCGAGCCGCTCGAGGAAGGTCCGGGTGTCGATCAGGAGGCCCGCAGTAGGCTTCTGCGGCCGCGCAGGCGGCTGCCAGCCCTCCGGGTCGAAGTCCCCGAAGACCTCGCCGGCATCGGCCGGCAGGGCCTTCTGGGCAACGCGCGCGAGGTCCTTCGCCACCCAGCTCGGCCGGGTGTACTTCGACGGGTCGGCCGACTCCTCGATCTCACCGCGCCCCCACGCCGTCTCGTGCAGCAGGAACTGCAGCGCGACGGCGCCGTGCCCTCGAGCTGCCCGCAGGACGTGCTGGACGAGCCGGTAGTAGACGTCCGAGGCCGTCTGGTCGTGGTCGCCCTCGCCGAGCGCCTCGCGCCACCGGCCCTCGACGAGCGCGTCGCCCTTCGGCACCGCGGCCATCCGCTCGCGGACCTCGGCGATCGACGGCGGCGCCCCGGTGCCGACCGGGAGCCCCCGCGCCGGCTCGGCGGCGCCGGCCTCGAGGCCGTGGCGGCTGATGAGCCACCGGAGGTCCGGCACCTCGTCGATCGTGCTCGAGGTCCCCGGCAGATGGCGCCCGGAGACCGTGACGAACTGGGGCACCCCGTAGCCGAACACCTGCAGCTCGACCGACTTGTGCGACGGCACGTTCGGCGCGGCCGGATACTGTAGCTTCACCTTGGCGCGCCGCAGGAACGGCGGCGGGACGCGCACGCGCACCCACTGCCGGAGCCCGGTGCCGGACGGCGTGACCTCGGTGTAGCTGCGCGCGTGCTGCTCGAGGATCTCGCGGGCCCATTCCTCGATCGCACCGGTGAGCGGGTCCCGGCAGCCGTCCAGGTCGAAGGCGTAGAGCCGGCAGCCCTCGAGGTCGACGCCGGCGGTGAACACGAACCCCGGGCCCTGCAGCTCGGAGGGCTCGACCTCGAGGAGCACCTCGTCGAGGGTGCGCCAGGCGTTCGGGTCTTTGGTGCTGCAGTCAGGCCGCTTCGTCGGGCGCCCCTGCTCGTTCGGCGTGTTGCGCCATGTGACCCAGCGCCGCATCTGCGCGAGGGCGTCCGGGATGGTGGCTTGTGCTAGGTGGACCATCAGCTATCCTGCCGCGGGGTAGATCCGCCGACTTTGGCGAGAGGTCGGCCGCCCGCGGCTCTTCATGCAGACTCGGAGCCGCGGGCCTTTTTCTCTTGACAGTAGAGCCCGCACGACGCGGACCCGATGCGCCCCTGCTACCGGACGCAGGCCTCGAGCGCAACGGCCGAGCGCAAAAAAGGCGAGAAACCTGTTGCACTGTCGCCAGCAGTCGCTAGCGTCCCTCGTCTCCGGTCATTCTCTTCCCCTCGTTTTCCAGGTCGTCATGCCGCAGCAGTTGTATCCGCACCAGAAGCAGGCCGCCGAGTGGCTTGCCGGCGAGCCGCGCGCGGCGCTGTTCGACGAGCAGGGCCTCGGGAAGACGGTGACGGCGATCGTCGCGGCCGACGCCGCGAAGGCCCGCACGATGCTTGTGGTCGCGCCGTCGGTCGTGTTGTGGAACTGGGCGCGCGAGATCGAGGCGTGGTCGCCCTGGCGCAACGTCCAAGTGATCGAGACCGGCGCCGACAAGATCCGCGACGACGCCGACGCGGTGATTGTGAGCCACGCGCTGATCCTGCGCGAGGAGATCCGCGGCCAGTTGCTCGAGCGGTTCTGGGGCGCGATCGTGCTGGACGAGGCGCACTTTTTCCGCACTCCTTCCGCGAAGCGGACCCAGGTCTTCTACGGCGTGTTCGGTGTCGAGTCGTTCCCGTCGCTGGTCTCGCGCGGGGCGTTCGTGTGGGCCTTGACGGGGACGCCGACACCGAACCACGTCGCGGAGTTGTGGACCCTGTTGTGGGGGCTCTGGCCGTCGCTGGTGCCCTACAGCTACCCGGAGTTCGTCGAGCGGTTTTGCCAGACGGTCTGGACCAAGTACGGCGACGGCATCAAGATCGTCGGCAACAAGAACGTCGCCGAGGTGAAGGCGCTGCTGGCTGGCCGCACGCTGCGGCGCAAGAAGACCGAGGTCCTCGACCTGCCGCCGGTGCGGCACGAGATCGTGACCCTCGCGGCACCGGGGTCGCTGGGCGAGTTGCGCGCGCTCGAGCGCGAGCTCGGCCCGGAGCTGCGCGAGGCGCTCGCCGGCGCCGACCCGGCTGCCGGCCTTGAGCTGCTGCGCGACGAGGCGTTCGCGCGGTGGCGCCGGTTGTGCGGGCTTGCAAAGGCCGAGGCCTGCGCCGAACTGCTGGCGCTTGAGCTGGGCGACGGCGCGCTTGACAAGGTCGTCGTGTTCGCGCACCACGCCGACGTCGTGGCGCTTCTGGTCGAGCGCCTGGCCGAGTTCGGCGCCCTGTCGATCACCGGTGCCACGAGCCCCGAGGACCGGCAGACGGCGATCACGCGCTTCCAGGCCGAGCCCGAGGTCCGGGTGATGGTCGCGAACCTGCTCGCCGGCGGCACGGGCGCCACGCTCACTGCCGCGAGCGAGGTCGTGTTCGTGGAGATGAGCTTCGTGCCGGGCGAGAACGCCCAGGCCGCCGACCGGGTGCACCGGATCGGCCAGACGAATCCTTGCCGGGTGCGCTTCCTTGCACTCGCCGGCACGGTCGACGAGCCGCTGGTCGCGGTTCTACGCAACAAGACCCGGATGATCCGGGAGGTCATGCAGTAGCAGAGGAGAACCCCATGTTCGCAACAGTCACTGTCTCGATCACTGTCAACACCGCGGACGACGTCGACGTCGTGAGCCGCATCCTGCGCGCCGGCCTCGGCAGCGCCACCGAGATCCGCGTCGAGCCCGCCGCCGCGCCGGCGCCGGTTGTGGCTGCGCCCGCGCCTGTCGAGCCGCCCGTAGACACCTCGAAGCTCCCGCGCAAGAAGGCCAAGCCCGCGGTGACGGTCGAGCCCGCGACGCCGGCGCCCGAGCCCGCGACGCCGGCGCCCGAGCCCGTCGTCGAGGTCGCCCCGGAGCCCGTGGCCGTCGAGGCCGTAAAGCCCGAGCCCGCGAAGCCGGCGCCGGCGCTCAACCAGGTCTCCCTTGACGACGTCAAGGGAGCCGTCCGCGCGCGCATCGAGGCCAAGGGCATCGAGGACGTGAAGAGGATCTTCGAGGCCCACGGTGGCGCCAAGCTGTCCGACTTCGCGGTCGACGCCTACTGGTCGCTCGTGACGGACCTGCGGGAGGGCCTGTGAGCCACGCCAAGCTTGCGCCGAGCTCGGCGCACCGTTGGATGGCGTGCCCGGGGTCCGTCGCGCTGTGCGAGGGCCTGCCGGACCAGACGAGCGAATACGCGGCCGAGGGCACCGTCGCCCACGAGGTCGCGGCGCGATGCCTGGAGTCCGGCGGGGACGCCGCCGAGTACCTCGACGCGGTGCTCGACGGGCACCGTGTCACCGACGAGATGGCGCAGGCGGTCCAATACTACGTCGACGCGGTGCGCGGCCAGATCCTCATGGAGGCCGACGCCGAGCTGCTCGTCGAGCAGAAGGTGACGGTGACCTCGACCCTGTACGGCACCGCCGATGCGCTGCTGTTCGGCTCGCGGACGCTGCACGTCTTCGACCTCAAGTTCGGCTCCGGCGTGTTCGTCGACGTCGAGGACAACCTGCAGCTCCAAATCTACGCGATCGGCGCGCTGCTCACGTTTGCGTCGAAGTGCGTCAACATCACCCAGGTCGCCTTGCATATCGTGCAGCCGCGCTACTACGGCGGCGAGGCGCCTTGGCGGACGAAGGTCTACCAGCGCGAGGACCTCGAGGCCCTGTACGGCCAGCTCGTCGAGGCCGCCCGCGCCACTGAGGCAAAGGACGCGCCCCTCAACTCCGGCGAGCACTGCCGCTGGTGCCGAGCGAAGACCATCTGCCCGCGCCTCCGCAAGGACGCCGTCGAGGCTGCCCAGCACGTCTTCGAGGCCCCGGCGGCGCCGGTCGAGCCCCCACGCGCCGAGCTGCTCGCGCCGGCAGACCTCGCGCGACTGCTGCCGCTGTTTGACCGGGTCGAGGAGTGGATGACCGCCGTCCGCAAGGAAGCCTTCGAGCGCGCCCAGCGGGGCGAGCAGGTCGACGGGTACAAGCTGGTCCAGAAGATCGGGCTTCGCCGGTGGACCGACCAGGACGCCGCGCGCCTGCTGCTCGAGGCCCACGGCGTGGAGCCCTATGCGGCACCGTCGCTGGTGTCGCCGGCGCAGGCCGAGAAGGCGCTCGCCAAAGTGAACAAGAAGCTCCGGGAGCTCGTGGAGCCCCTGACCTTCAAGCCGGCGACGGGCACGGTGCTCGTCCCGGAGACTGACAAGCGTCCGGCACTTTCGCCGGGCGCCGTTTTTGCCCCCATCGAGGAGTCTTAGCCATGGCTGTTGTTCTGCCTGACACGGAAATTGTTACCGATCCCTGCCGCGTTGCCTACCCCGCCGTCTTCGACAAGAAGCCCAAGTTCCAAGGGTCACCGGTCGAGGTCTACTCGGCGGTGATCTTGATCCCGCCGGAGATGGACCTGTCGCCTTTTCACGCGGTGATGAAGGCGGCCATGTTGAAGCAGTGGAACAAGCTCGTGAAGGTCGAGGGCCGCTCGAACCCGCTGCGGAAGTGCGAAGAGACGCCCAGCTTGGCCAACCTCGCAGGCTGGCACGCCATCAACGCAAGCCATCAAGTGCAGCCGCAGGTCGTCGACCAGCGCGCGCAGGAGGTGTTCCAGTCGGACCGTCTCTACGGCGGCATGTGGTGCCGGTTCCATCTGCGGTGCTGGGCTTGGGACAACAAGTTCGGAAAGGGCTTGTCGTTCCAGTTGAACTCTCTGCAGCTCATCAAGGACGATGCCCGTCTCGACGGCCGCGTCGCCGCGAAGAACATCTTCGCACCGGTTGCCGGTGACGGCGGTGCCTTGGCGGATGCGCCCACCACCGAAGGCGGCGACGAGGAGCTCTTCGGCTGATAGCACTGGCGCCGCGGGCGACTGCGGCGCCTACTTCCAACCATGACACACCGCACCGGGTCGCCGTCCAACTGCAGGCTCTCTCCTAGTTGCAGGCGATCTTGCCCGCCGGCTGCTTCGGCGGGCCCTTCTCTGACCGGAAGCGTTCGCGCACCCTTCCGGCGACCCGGTGCATCTTCTTCCTGCGCCCGTGTGTTGCGGGCGCCTTACCGCCCGGCCAAAAGAATGTGTACGGATTTGGCGGCCGGGCGGTTTGTTTTCTGATGGACGCGCACACTGGCATCCTCGGGGTCGACATTGAAACGGCCAGCGCCGCCGATATCGGGCACGGCGCTTGGGCGTATTCGCTGCACCCCTCGACGCGGGTGTATGTCATTGTCTTCGCATACGCGACCAAGTCGGGGCCATACGAGTTCCGCCGTTGGACGCCTGGGCAGATCCTCGACCCGACGGTCGTCGACTACATCCGCGCCGGCGGCGCCGTGCTGGCGCACAACACCAGCTTCGAGAAGGCCATCTGGGCGAACATCCTGGAGCCGTTTTACAAGTTCCCGCCGATCGAGCTCGACCAGTGGCGCGACACGCTCGCGGCCGCGGCGCTGCTGAACCTGCCCGTCTCGCTCGCCGGCCTGTCGGCCGCGCTCAACTGCAAGACCCGGAAGGATGAGGAAGGCCAGAAGCTCATGCGCCGTATGGCGGTGGCGGAAGGCCCCGAGGACGGACCGTGGGCGTATCCGTTGGCGACGACCGACAACCTCGAGCGACTCACGCTCTACTGCGAGCGCGACGTCGCGGCCATGCTCGACTGCTGGTTCCGGTTGCCACCGTTCCCGGTGACCGAGCTGCGCGTCTGGCGGCTCGACCAGCGCGTGAACGCCCGCGGGGTGTACCTCGACCGCCCCTTCGCCGAGAAGCTCCGGCGCATGGCCGCGGCGCGCACCGTCGAGCTCTCCGACGAGACCTTCCGCGCCACGCTGGGCGAGCTCGCGAACAGCACGAGCGCGCCGGCGTTGAAGCGGTGGCTCGGTGAGCAGGGCGTGACCCTGCCGGCCGTCGCGCGGAAGCGCGGCGAGGGCGAGTACGCCGAGACGGAGACGGCCTCCCGGGAGGCCGTGAAGCGCCTCCTCGAGGACCCCGCGCTGCCCGAACTGGTGCGCGACGTGCTCGAGAACCGCGTCGAGGCCAACAAGGCCACAAGCCTCGCGAAGCTGCAGCGGGTCGCGCCCATGTGCGGCCACGACGGCCGACTGCGGAACGCGCTCTTCTACTGCGGGGCGCACACCGGGCGCTGGACGAGCTCGGGATTGCAGGTGCACAACTTGCCGAAGTCGAAGCTCTCCGACGAGGCCGCCGACCTCGCCCGGCTGCTGGTCGACCGCGAGGACCTCGAGGCCCTGAAGATGGTCGAGGCCCGGCCGCTCGAGGTGCTGTCCCAGTCGCTGCGCTCGGTGATCTCGGCGCCACCGGGCCGCGAGCTGATCGCCGCGGACTACAGCGCCATCGAGGCCCGCGTCTGCGCTTGGCTTGCCGGCCAGGAGGACGTCGTCGACTTCTTCGCGACGTTCGACCGCGAGAAGCGGGCGGGCCGCAAGGCGATGGATTTCTACGTCTACACCGCCCAGAGCATCGGCAGCGAGTCGCGCTCGCTGGGCAAGGTGGCCGCGCTCGCCCTGCAGTACGGCATGGGGGACCTGAAGTTTGCCACGACCGCGGCGGCGTGGGGCGTGCCGCTCGAGCTCGCCGAAGCGCGCGCGGTGAAGCAGGCCTGGCGGACGGCGAACACCGCCATCGTCGACTTCTGGCGGCAGGCCGAGGACGCTGCCCGAAAAGCGATCCTGACCCGAGGCAAGATGTTCTCCGCCGGCCGGGTGACCTTCTTCGCTCGCGAGCACTGCCTGTTCCTGATCCTGCCGAGCGGCCGAGCCATCCGGTACTGGCGCCCGCGCCTCGAGCACGTCACCAAGCTCGCCCAGGTCGTCGACGACACCGGTGCCGTGGTCGAGAAGGAGTACGACACCGACGAGATCCAGTTCTTCACCGTGGGCCCCGACAAGACGCGGATGGTCGTCGAGTCGACGTATGGCGGGAAGCTCGTCGAGAACGCCACCCAAGCCGTCGCGCGCGACCTGCTCGCCGAGGCCCTGCTGCGCGTCGAGGCCCACGGTGCCTACGAGATCGTCATGCACGTCCACGACTCGGTGGCGGCCGAGGTGCCCGCCGGCAAGGGCGACGTGCGCGAGTTCTGCGAGCTGCTCACCACGTCGCCGACGTGGGCGGCGGGGTGCCCGATCGCCGCCGAGGGCTACCGGGACACCCGGTTCCGCGGCTAGGCCCCGTCGTCCTCGTCGCCGAGGTTCACCTCGCGCTCACGCAGGAGGTTGTCGGCCTCGCGGTCGATCCCGCGCAGGCGCAGATGCATCTGCACCCACGCCACGAACGCCCAGCCGGCGACGTCGACGAGCTCCTGCAGGATCTCCTCGGCGGTGCCTGGCTTGTAGAACGAGCGGTCCCCGTACTCCTTGGCGCCGGCCTCGAGGCGCGCGGAGAGCTGGTCGAGGAACTGCTTGCGAAGACTTGACGAGTCGATGACACGACGGGACACTAGTGGCCTCCTGTTGACAAATGGCAAAGCCCCACCAAGTATCGTTCCGGGAGCTCGTGGACAAGATCGCGCAGCAGAATCGCGCCGCCACCGAGCCTCCGATCCCCTACACCAAGCTCGCCCAGCGGTGCCGCATCTCCCGGCAGTACTTCCACCGGCTGCTCTCGGGCGCCCAGGTTGCGAGCCCATGGGTCGTCCAGCGCATTGCTGCGGGCCTGCGCGTGCCGGCCGACGAGGTCGCGGCCGCCCTCGAGCAGACGTACCAGGGGGCGACGTGACGGCGCCGACGGACCCGCGGCTTGTGCGCGTACTCAAATACGCCGAGGAGTACGCCGAGGGCGACGAGGCCGCGCTCGCCGGGCTGCAGGACGTCGTCGCGAATCTCGACGCCGAGTTCGCGGCACCGAGCAGCCCGTACCAGAAGGTCGAGGCCGCGGTGCGGCTGCTGATGCGCGCCGGCTCGCGTGAGTTCGACGACCGCCCGGCCAAGAATGCGCCCGGGCACCGGCACAAGGCCGCGCCCTACTGGGACCTCGACGGCCGGCGTTGCGACTGGTGCCATGCCTGGAACGAGCTATACCTTGCGCTGCGGGCGCTCGACCGGTGAGCGAGCTGCACCCGGTGACGCGAGGGCTATTCGCCACCGCGGTCGCGATGTTCGGCTGCTTCCTGCTCGCCGTGTGGCGCCGGCGGAGCCGTCGTGGGTGAGCTCGGGACCCTGCTGGCCGTCGTGGCCGTC